CCCATCAGGTCGCCAATATCTGCAAGTTTCCCTTCTGGGGTAGTTGATAGGAAGTTAGTTGGGAATGTCTTAAGGACGTATTGATCTTTTCTAATGTTGATGTCTTTCCATTCGATTGGCTCAATGAACTTGCTGTTAAAAGAAGTTACCTTTAGCTTAGATCCTTTTTTCTTAGACTCGCGCTCAGACATAAGAATAAGCTTGTTGGCCATATTTACAAAGAATTGATCATAGTTTTGAGCAACAACACTAAATCTTTCCGTTTCAATATCGTTAAAAGTTCTTAGCGCCTTACCAGAATCTAATCCAGCAGGCTTCTGACCAGTAACAGACATTTGAGAAAGCCCAACAACTTGGAAAGCTTTGTCATATAGATTTTGTAATTGTTGAAATAAGACTGGAGGAACTTCCATTAATTGATCATAAGAAGGCTTCAATCCTGAGTAGGTAATGATTCCTCCAATCTCGTTATTAATATGTGATTTGACAATCTTTGAATTGGCATCCAGGAATATTTTGGGTACTGACCCCAGGTGCATAGACCGTTGTATGACAACAAGTGTTTTGTTGATCTCAAGTTGTATTCCTCGAAGTTCGTCGGAAATTCCTGATGAATACCAACCAAATACTCGCTTTGACCAGTCGAAGAATTCAAAAGGGAACCAATCTTCAATCCATTCTTCCTTGAATAAGATACCTTTTTCAGTTGCAATAATGTGAAGTCCATCATTTGTATCCTCTCCTGAAGGAAGCTTCCATGCTTCGATTATTTCGACCATTTGAGAGAGACGAATTCCGCCCATTGTTACATCTTCTATATTTGGGGTTTGGTCAATCATTGCGCCTTTACCCTTGTACATGCTTCGAAGGTTTCTTTTGTTGATTGTTTTTCTTTGGTAAAGGATCGATGGCATCCCATACATTGATTCCGCTTGATCAACCAATAGCTCATTGACAAAAACTCTTTCCATTCCAATGCGAGTTGTTTTTGGAAAGAACTTCACGCAACCTTTCCCAACGATAGTTCCATCTCTGAAAACATCTTGGCCCAATTGGTAAGCTTTATTCTCGTAGAATGTTCCATCGACGTATCTTTGAAGCTTTTTGGCTTCATTCTTTAATCGATAGTCTCCGTTTTGAGTAAGGAATTGAGGGCGTGGTTTTGACTTAGCTATTCTTGAAGTGGCAGTGTCGCAGGCTTGTTTAATTACGTTTAAGCCTATCCTGGCATCTGACCTCTTGTTGGAATAATCATATGGATTTAATCCAAAGATTTCAGAGTTTCCATAGAGTCTTACGTTTAAAAGGTTTTCCTCTTCAACCACTCCAAGAGAATTATCCCTTAAGTATTTAATCTGGGAAAACATCTGTCTTGCCATGTCGGTATTGTTGTCTGCCTCATACCAAAAGGCATTCGTTGTATTTAACTCGTTCACTTAATCCGTCCTTGGTAAATATTATCTTGCCGAGTGAAGCAAGAGATCTTGATCATTCATTTCATTTTCGCTCGACAATTCAGGGTAATCAAGAGTTGTTTGTGGAGTTGCTCCGATGTCAACAGCAAAAGCGTAAAGCTCAATATCCACTGTGTCCGGTATAGATAACTTTGCAACCCCTTTAGCTTTCATAAGGTCGATTATCTCGCTTAGCTTAGAAGTACTCACCATTTTCTGACGTCCCATTTTAATTCTCCTTTTTTGAATCACGTTCAACTTTAAAATATATCTTCGTACTCATGCCCATATAAACTGCCATCTTGTTCAAGTTCTTGTTGTGCTTTTTCATCTTCGAGATCTTCTAAATATTCTTCGTATTCAATTTCGTGCTCTTTTGGAATTCTCTTTTGTTCATCAGCTCTTAAGGCGAATGTTTTTCTCCACCCATAAAGAGTTGAATCTGATAAGTGGTTTTGGCAGCGTTGGTCTTCAGTGTCCTTGTCGGTATTACTCCATTGAAGACTCATCCACTCGACCTTTAAAGGATCTGTTGCGCCCTTGATAAACTTAAGCCTGCCAGTGATTACTTCATCTCTTAGTAAACGGAGATATGTGGCCTTACCAGTCTTCTCTGCTATTTCTATTTCAGGCAAACCGAGACGCTTTTTCATCTCTTCGATTCCCTGTTTATTGGCTCCGTCAACAACTAACGATCCAATAGGGTAATCTTTTTTAATTTTCTTTATGCAAGTAGCTACGTCGGTAAAGTCTTGCTCGGTTGCCTTAAACGTCATGAGCACATAAGAGTCATGGACATGCCAATTACAGGCGATTAACGAGTAAGCCGTGGCATCGTTATACCCAAGGTCGACCGCTAGAATGTAATGCCAATCTTGATAGTCCTTGCCTGTCTTTGGATTCTTTGGAAGTGCTTCGACGAATTCCATTTTAGAAGCTGGAATAATTAGCAAGTCATCGTCTGAACACCATTCATTTAAATAGTGAGTACGAAACGCAGAGGATTCAACAATCTTTGGGTTTTTAAGCATGAGTTCTTTGATCTCTGCATCCCACTGTTTAGCAATGAATGGGTTTTGATAGGTTGTCCACTTGTGGATTTTCCATTCAAAGTTTCCGCACTCTCCTTTGGTTACTTTTTCGAAGTAGGTATTGGGAATATTTTCACAGGTTCCAAGTAACGTGAGCCAACTATTAGGAGCCAAGTCAATGAGCGCGGGTCTAATTTTCTGAAAACAGAAGTTTTCAAGATCGATGGTGATTGATCCAGCCTCATCAACGCTAGCCTTGCGCAGTTTTTGCCCGAGGATTTTAGCCATCTGTCGCGCACTAGAATCGAGGCCAAAAAGTCTTGTGCGCGAACCGTTTGGATAGAAGATAATTTTCTTTGTTCCATTGAACTTTAATCCTAGCTTATTTGTGTCGTTTAGATCTTTAAATACATCCCAAATGATTTCCGTTACAGAGTCGAGGGTAAGCCCCATATAAACAGTTCTTGATTTCGGATACTGAAGGCAAATCTCGACGTGATCCATTGCCTCGGTGGTTGATTTAGCTCCACGCCTGGTGCAGTTAAGCGCCTTCCACCTACTAGCTCGGTCGTCTAATATTTCATTCTGCCTTAGAAACTCTGGAGATCTTTTTATCTTTCCTCGAAGCCCTCTTCTTTGAGCGAGTTCTTCAAAGATAGCTTGTGGGGTTAACTTGGTTTCAGCAAGTGACCCCATTATGTCGATCTGACCAGATACGATCATTTTTTCTTTTTGCTCTTTTTCTGTGGCATGACAGGAGAAGTCTCAACTTCTGCAATGCAGCTTTCAAGTTGTTCGGTCTTTACTTCTCCAAATCTTCCGTGGCGCATGTTTGCCGTTGGAATGACAATGATTTCGCTTTGACCATCAAGCCTTAACTCAACAAGGTGATCCTGGAGGTCAATACTTGTGACAACTGTTAAATCAACCGTTTTTTTCTCTTGGTTATTCCAAAGTCTTACTGACTGATAAAACTCAACTGAATTTAATTTCATTATACTATCCTCAGGTAACAATCATAGATGACTTTTTCCCAGTACTTTTTTAATCGTGCAGGTCGGAAGTCATCGGTTAAGTGTGAAATTGCCAGGTTTCTTTTGCTTTGAATGGTGCTTAATAGTTCAGCAGCTACTCTGTTTTTTCTAAAAGTCTTTCTAACGTAGATGTAATGAAGGACATCGAACACTTCACCGTTGTCATATAGGGCGAATCCATAGACTAAATCCTGGTCTTCAGGGTCGCATGAGACTATACACTCGCACTTGTCTAGGAGCTTGTTTAGCGTGGTATTATGCGCTCTCATGTAGGAGTCTCTATTGATCTTCTGAACTTCTTTTGATCCGTTCATGAAAGACATCAGGATGCTCCTGGTAACAAAATCCCTATCTGTCTCTTTGAATTTTCTGAGTACTGTTTTCATCCGATGACTTCTCCGACGATGTCTATTGGAACACCCTTAGGAGTACTCGCTTCAGCGTAAACATCTTTAGTTTTTTTATTTTTCTTGTGACGGTAAAGAGAAAGGGCATGTGTCATATCAACTAGCTCAGTCTCGGATACAGTCACAGTAACTTCATACTGGCCGTCTAGAAGCCTTAGATCGTCGATTGCCTGGCAACACTCAATCTCGCTTTCCATGTTTATAATTTCGTTGCTTGATAGGTTGTG